TAAGACAAGTACCTGAAATATTACCTCAAGGCTCTATCGTAGTATTTCCTTCACACTTGTGGCATAGAGTTAAACCAGTAACCAGAGGAACTAGATACTCACTTGTCGCATGGCATTTAGGATATCCATTTAAATAATATGTATATAAATAATTATTTTGTAACACCCATATGGAGTGAAATTAAAAAAGACTTTGTTAAGTCTTTGAACAAAGCATCTGATCCATATATTAAAGAAGCGAGAAAAAGTAAAGAAGCTAAAGCTCATATGAAGGCGCACGGAGATTTTGGAACATCGTGGCATTCAACTCAATTATTAAGCAATACTCAATTTATGGATTTTAAAAATTATATAGGTCAAAAGTGTTGGGAGTTTTTAGATCACTCCGGATTTGATATGAGTAAGTATAATACTTTCTTTGAACAATGTTGGGTACAAGAATTTGCTAAAAAAGGTGGTGGTCATCATGCAGCTCACGTTCATTGGAACACTCACGTTAATGGTTTTTATTTTTTAAAAGCTAATGAGCATACTTCAAGGCCTGTTTTTCACGAACCGAGAACCGGTGCAAGAACAACTAAATTACATATGAAACCTCAAAAAGGAGTATGGCCCGGAACAGAATTAATTAATTTTCAAGTAGAACCGGGATTATTAATGTTGTTTCCCGGATATCTAGAACATGAATTTTCTGTGGATTATGGTAAATCTCCGTTTAGATTTATACATTTTAATGTAACAGCAGTTTTAAAAGATATGTCTAAAGATGTTTAAGAAAAAAAAATATACAATTATCCGTCAAGCAATATCAAAAGACTTAGCATCTTTTGTTGCAAATTATTTTTTAATGCAAAAACAAGTTTATAATACTTGTAAAACTGCAAGATATTTTTCTCCATTTGAAACAATACTTGGTCACTATGAAAATCAAGATGAACAAATACCAGATACTTATTCTCAATATTCAAATATTGCTATGGAAACTTTGATGTTAAAATGTCAACCAGAAATGGAAAAGGTAACAGGATTAAAATTATACCCAGCTTATACCTATGCAAGAATCTATAAAAAAGGTGATGTTCTTAAAAGACATAAAGATAGATTTAGTTGTGAGATATCAACCACTATGAATTTGGGTGGTGATGATTGGCCTATCTATTTAAGTCCTAATGAAAATGTAGGAATTCCAGACGGTAAAAAAATAACTACTACTAGCCAAGCAAAAGGTATTAAAGTAGATTTAAAACCAGGGGATATGCTGGTTTATTCTGGCTGTGAGCTAGAACATTGGAGAGAAAAATTTAAAGGGAAAGAATGTATTCAGGTTTTTCTTCACTATAATAATAGAAAAACTCCGGGAGCTAAAGATAATATGTTCGATAAGCGCCCTCATTTAGGTCTTCCATCTTGGTTTAAACGATGATATAATTCTTTGATGGAGGCAGGGCACCACCACATACCCCCTGTCTCCTTCTAAGGATTATATATGTTATTTGGAGCAGACGCATTTTCGGAATTACCTATCTCTACTACACAGGGAACTAGAGCAGAGATTGCAGCTACAGCTACGCCAATGACTTTGGCGATTGGTAACTTTAGTATGGAAGTCCATACCGTTATCGAAAACGCTGGCGCCAATGCTCTTAGTTTAGGTAGTACTTTAGCCAGTGTTAAAACCAATGTGACTGTCTCAGCAACGGCGACACCACTTGTAATGACATCAACACTAGCAACAGCTAGTGGTTCTGCAGTCGTTAACATTTCCAACAATGCTTTGACTTTAGGAAGTAATAGTGCTACAGCTACTGGTGGAGCAGTTGTAAGTGCAACTTCAACATCATTAACTTTAACTACTACAGAAGCAGGAGTTATTGTGTGGAACCCAATTATTCCAGGCCCTACTAATGTTTGGAAAGAAATAAAACCTTACGGAGGAACACCATAATATGGCATCAACTTATTCAGGAGATTTACAATTAGAACTTATAACAACTGGTGAAAAAGCTGGTTTATGGGGAACAATTACAAACGACAATTTAAAAATTTTAGAATTATCATCAACAGGCTATTATACAGTTAGTATAGCCGCAGGAGATTTAACATTAAATTTAGACAATGGTTCTTCTTTAGGTGATAGTACAGCTACTGGTAAAAATTTAATGATAGAAGTTACTGGCACGTTGGCCGCTAACAGAGTTATTACTATGCCAACAGGGGCAGAAAGAATTTTTATAGTTAAAGATAGTACAACTAGATCATCAAGTAATTATACTATTGGAGTTAAAAATGTAGGAGGAACTACAGGAACTGTTTATATGCCTGTTGGTTCTACATGTATGTTTTATACCGATGGAACAACTGCAGATTCGATGACACTTGCAGGCATTTTACAAAAAGGATATGTGACTGTTCAAACTGGAACAAACACTCCTTACACCGCAGTTAATGGTGATGTAATTTTTGGAGAAACAGCTAATGGAGGTGGTGGAACAATTGAAGTTGATTTACCCGTAGGTGTTGCTGGTAATACAGTAACGATTATGGATGCATCTACTTCAGGAGGTTTTGCTTCTTTTAATTGTACGGTTGATCCTAATGGAACAGAAAAAATTCAAGGTGGTGTAGCGGGAGCTTCCATTGCACTAGATCAAAATAATCAATCAGTTACATTGATGTATACCAATGCTGATAAAGGTTGGCAAAAAGTATCCAACAATCAATAGGAGGTTTAATTGCTTACGGAAATTAAGTTTGCTCCTGGAATAGACAAACAAGACACAAGTGTGGGTGCGGTAGGACGTTGGGTTGACTCAGACTTAGCAAGATTCAGATATGGTTTACCAGAAAAAATAGGGGGATGGTCTTCTTTAATTACAGATACAATTGTAGGTGTAGCAAGAGGACAATATGCTTTTGTTGATAAAGAAGGAAATAGATATGTAGCTATTGGTACAGATAAATTTTTACTTATATATTTTGAAGGACAACTTTATGACATTACTCCGTGGGTAGATAATAATGCTGGTGCTCCAGTTACTTTTACAGGGGCTACTTTAGCAACAGACAGTACTACTGTTAAAACTTGTACTATCACAACATCGGGTGCGCATAGTTTAAAAGAAGGTGATATTATAATGTTAGATTCAGTTACTCTTCCAGGAGGAACAGGATTATCAGCTAGTGATTTTGAAGATAAACTTTTTCAAGTTTTAACTATTCCTTCCAGTACTACATTTACAATTGATTCTTTAAATCAAGCTAGTTCAGTCGTGGGAAGTGGAGGAACTATGACGGTACAGCCTTATGTTCATATTGGTCCTTCAGAACAATCTTATGGATATGGTTTTGGTGTAGGTAATTATGGTGGAACAGTTGCCGGTGCTCAACAATCTGCGTTAGATGGTGCATTAGCTGCAGACGCAAATGGTAATAATGGATCACCAAGTCAAATTCGTTTAATTTCTACGACAGGTTTTCCAACAGGTGGCGGAACAGTTGCAATCGAAGATGAATTAATAACTTACACAAGTGTAGTAGGAAATGAATTAGATGGAATTACGAGAGCAACTAATGGTACTTCAACTGCCATACACAGTGATGGAACCACAGTTACAGATGCAACTGATTATGCAGGATGGGGATCAGCAGTAGAAGCTTCTAGTGTTCAATTAGAACCAGGACTATGGTCTTTAAGTAATTGGGGAGATGTTTTAGTTGCAACAATTGCTAATGGCAAAACTTATACATGGGACGCATCTGCTTCAGCAAGATTAACTGTAAGAGCATCACGACAGACTTTATCTGCAGGAGCAAGTACTTTACAAAATTCCAGTTATTGGACAGGACTAGGAACTTATACGGCAGGAAATACTTTAGGAGCGCAAGCTAATGAAGCTGCAGGAAATCCTACAGCATCCAGATTAACATTAGTATCACCCACTACTAGACATTTAATTCATTTAGGAACAGAAACAACTATTGGTACATCCACAACACAAGATGATATGTTTATTAGATTTTCTAATGCAGAACAAATAAACCAATACACTCCTTTAGCTACTAACTCTGCCGGTACTCAAAGACTTCAAGATGGCACAAAGATTATGGGAGCGTTGATTGCAAAAGAAAATATTTTAGTCTGGACAGACAATGCATTATACACAATGAAATTTGTTGGAGCACCTTTTACATTTGGTTTTGAACAAGTAGGAACTAACTGTGGATTGATTGGAAAAAATGCAGCTATTGAAATTGATGGTGTTGCATACTGGATGTCTAATAACGGTTTCTTTGCATTTGATGGTACAGTTAACTCATTACCATGCAGTGTTGAAGATTATGTTTTTGATGACGTTGATACAACTAAAGGTCAACAAGTGTGTGCAGGTTTAAATAATTTATTTACAGAAGTTATTTGGTGGTATCCAAGCGCAGGCGCAAACTATAATGATAGATCAGTTGCCTATAATTATGGAGAAGCAAAACAACCACCGCTTGGAACTTGGTATACCAATACTAATACTAATTTTAAAAGAACAACTTGGATGGATACTTTAATTTATCCTCAACCTTACGCCACAGCTTATGATAATTCAGGAACAGGAACTTTTCCAAGCATTATTGGCGAATCGGGATTAGGTCAAACTACATACTACGCTCACGAATCGGGGACAGATCAAATTAATCCTGATGGATCTACAACAACTTTAGAATCTTATATTCAGTCTTTTAGCTTCTCTTTACAACCAGAACAAAGTGAGGTATTTCTAGCTATGAGAAGATTTTTACCTAACTTTAAAGTCTTAACTGGAAATAATGAAGTAACAGTTGCAGTTACAGATTACCCTGCAACTCCTGAAGTTAATTCTACTTATAGTCCTTTTACAATAACCCCTACTACAAAAAAAGTAGATACTAGAGCTAGAGGAAGATATGCTAATTTAAAATTAGCTAATACTGCTGCTGGACAAAGTTGGAGATTTGGAACTTTCCAAGTAGACATACAACCGGATGGAAGAAGATAATGACAAAGATAGTAGTAAGATTACCAGAACCTAAAAGAGAATACACCGAAGATAACCAAAGACAAATTAACCGATCTATTAGTTTGATTGTAGAACAATTAAATTCTACTTATCTATCTCAATTAAAAGAAGATCAAGAAAGGTTTACGTGGTTTAATGGCTAATATATATAGAAAAGTAAATACAGATTTAATAGCAGCTACGGTCAATACCGCTTATACTGTTCCTGATAACTCTAGAGCTATTATTAAATCTATTCACGTTTATAATAATGGAGCTGGTGCTGCAGATGTAACTGTAACAATTGGAGATTTTGCAAGTGGTACAGATTTTATTTATGACAACACTGCTTCGTTAGCTGCTAACGCTAAAGAAGAATTTGTAACTAATGTTCTTATACTAGAAGAACAAGACACACTTAAATTGTTATCAGATATAACAGGACCTGATGTATCAATTAGTTTATTAGAAATTAACAGAGAGGATAAATAATGCCATTTGTAGAACAAGAAGCTGGACAGACTACTGAAACAACCATTGATGGTAGAAAAGTACCAGTTATAAAACCTAAAGTAATAGTAACTTTAACACATAAAGAAACAGGGAGAGAATATATGTCTAACGAAGAAGCAGACGCAGATATAAACGATCCCAATACAAGCACTACAAAAGACCACATAAAACGCGACGTACAAATAGAAGTGGCGCATGTACCACTAGGTGCAGATAGTAAATAGCGT